TCCAGTTTGCACCAGATGATGAAAGATTACTAAAAAACATGGAGTGGTATCTTTCATAAAATAGTGTTATAATATTATTGGGCCTGGTTGAGGCCTTCTCCCAACCGTTCGTGCAGAACGGATTATCTTGGGATGGTATAGTTACGCAAGTCGCAAAGGGGCCCCCAGGCCCCTTTGCTATTTCCAGCTTAGATTGATATAATTGTTTATCATGGCATATACAGATACAGTTTTAGCAAAAAATCCTATTCAGTATTGCACACTTACAGGTGCAGCTGTCAGTAGTTCGTCTAAGGATTTAACTGGAAATGGATACAATATTCCTGGATACACTTCATCAACTACCAGGCCCCCACTTGTCCCTGGACAGAATATTGGTGCCATTTCAACCGTAACTGGGCCAAACCCGCTGGGAGTGATGGTTAGGGCCGGGGAAAAAAGAAAATATAGCATAGAGCTATGGGCCACTCTTAATGGCTGGAGCTTTGGTACAGATAACTCTTCAGCTAAAACTATTATTCAAAATGATGATGCAACCTGTAAAATATATGCAGAAAACTCCTTTATAAAGTTTTTAATTACTGATTCAGACGGAAATGAATACATCACAAAAACAAACTTTAACGACTGGGGACAAGCCTTTCATCTTGTGGCTTCATATAGCCCCGATGGATTTTCTGTATCAGTAAATGCTGATATTTCTGATTCGGCGGTTCTTCCAAAATCTTCCACTTTTAAATCAACTTCGTCAGATCTTCTTACGTTGAACAATACCAATTTCACCATATCGCACGTTGCGGTATACCCAAAAAAACTTACTACAGATGAAATTAACTCAAATTATCAAGCCGGAAAAAACTTTTTAAATAAAAATAGTATGGCAAAAACTATGGGGGCAAACACTTACAGCTTGTCAATGACCGACTCATTATATGCCTACCAAAAAACAATTAGATCTAATGACTTTATAGTTGGAAATATTAGAAACTTGGTTTTAGATAATGATTCTATTAAATGTGTAGACTATAAGCCAATTGTAGTAAGAGATTCCTCTGCGGTTGAAGTTTCTCCTGATTATACGGCATCACCAGCTTACCTTCCAATTGCTTCTGCTAGGCATGCCAAAGTAGATGCTATTCCAGGACTTAGTTCTTCTTCTGGCTATGTGGGAGTTCAGGTAAAAGTAGCTGCAGCCGCGCAGCAAATATTAACCATATATTCTAAAGCCTACAAGAAATCATGGTCCTGGTATTTAGACGCTAGTAGGTATTTACATTTAAAGATTACTACGTATGACGTGGAAGATTCATCTACCTCTGTTGTTTATGACTATCAAAACCAGGCCCCTGTGCAAGATAACCAAAAAATATGGTTCGCCTTTGATGAGTCTGGGGTAAAGGTTTCTGGATGGGGAACAGGCGGTACTCCGAGTGGTTTTAATCCAAATAGGCTGTCAGGCACTAGTGATTCTTATGTTGACAATTTGGTACAACAAATCATAATAGATGGAACAACAGAGTTACTATTTAATACGGATGAGTCCTATACCGGAAGTACTGGAGATAGGTTGTACTATTTGTGGATTGGTTCTGCTGTACCAGTTTCCTGGACCTCAGACTTCACGGTCTTAGACGATGCAGAAAATCTAAGCCTTTGGTATGATCTTACTTCTGGGAAAAACGGAATGAATGCAAGGTCCCAGGGGGAGTGGACGTACACCTTTGATCCATCTTTTCAAAGCTCTTACTATGGATCCTTTGTAGATTATGATTTAGCTAATGATGGCCTATCTAAAGTAAAATTAAAATATGTAAATGGCTCATATGTTGAGGTTAAAAAGAAATCACATTTTCCAACATCTGTTATACCATTTTCGGGGTCCTTCGGGAAACATCTTATTACTAACATTACCGATCCATCTCCGGGTGGGGCTACCGGAACTGCCGGAAACCTGCTTACCGCGAATCAGGCAAGTGTTGAAACGGATGCTACCGGGTGGACGACCGGGCCATCGACAACCTTAACTCGGATAGCGTCTCCCGTACCCCCTACTACATACAGCGGAGTGAGTGGTGCTAGGTTCACCGGATCAGGTTTGTCGCTGACTGGCACAGCCGGTAACTACGCCTCTTCTCCTAATGCAACTCCTCTACAAATTACAGGAGACATTGACCTTCGCTGTAAGGTAGCGCTTGACGATTGGACCCCTAGTGTACAAACTCAACTGATAGCAAAAGAAATAACAAGTATCAATCGATCTTATAGGTTTGAGGTATATACCAGCGGAGTCCTCGGTCTACTTGCTTCTCCTGACGGCACTGCTTCTTACAACTCTTTATCAACGGTAGCCACTGGAATTGCCAACGGCAGTACAAAGTGGGTACGCGTAACGAGAGTTGCCTCCACTGGTTTGGTTACCTTTTTTCTGTCTGATGATGGAACTACTTGGACGCAATTAGGTGCTCCCGTTTCAGGAACTTCTGGAAATATTTACGCAGGAACCTCAGGCCTTGAGATTGGTTCTCGCTTTGGAGGAACCAATTTCCTGCTCAAAGGCACTGTATATAGGGCTCAGATTCGCAACGGCATTGACGGAACTCCAGTCTTTGATGCCAATTTTGAGGGTGTCTCTCAGTACTCGGCTAAAATGATTGAGTCTAGCCCTAATTCTGCAGTTGTCACTCTCAACACAACATTTAAGTCAACAGAGTTCTCTTCCGGGTCATACTCTTTGCAGTTCAATCGTTCCTCTGCGACTGCTGATTCGTATGCGATGACAAATCCCAGTCCAGCGGCGGTTCCCGGTCAAACCTACACGGCCTCAGCCCTGGTTAGCGGTGACTCCACCAATGGTCAAATTGGACTATACTTCTACAACAGCGGAGGAAGCATTGTTAGTAGTAGCCTTTCTGCCATAGTCCCCGCTGGCACTGCGCAACGTCTCACAATAACTAGTGTCGCACCAGCGGGTGCAGTGTCTGCTCGCCTACTAGTCCGCAACACCGTGGTAGGTTCCGCAACATTCGATAACATGGGCATTTGGGCCGGAACGCTACAACAAATTGTAAGCAGGACAGCAACAACATCAGAACCACATGGCTTTTCGGTAGGTAATACTGTAACAATTTCCGGATCGTCTACGTTGAGTGAAACAGTTGTCATCACAGAAGCCACCTCGACAACATTTACCTATACAAGTGCGGTATCTGGATTTTATGACCCAACAGATACTGTGCTTGCAGATGGAGAATCTGGTCCAATATCAGTTCAAGCAATTTTATCTAGTAGTAATCTTACGGTTAACCGTCCGGAGCTAAACTACATTAAAATGTATATTTATTCAAATTCATCTTTAAAGGGTGACTCTGCGATAGGAACTTGTACGGTTTCTGGATCATCTGTTATTATAAAACCAGAAGAAGAAAATATTTTTCATTCAGGAAAGAAACTTAACTGTACGTTTAATGCTTCATCCGGATACATACAGCTTCCAGTAGTTTCAGCAGGAGACTATAGATCTATAGAGTTTACGTTTACCATACAAGGCACACTTTCTGCGGGATCGGTACTCCTTTCGTCTAGAAATACATTAAATACATCAACAAATCAACTTTTAATTAATGCATCAAATGTTGTTACTGTGTCTGGTTTAGATTGGCCGAGTTCTGCCGTCTATATAAACGGAAACCTGTTAAGCTCGGGTACTCAAACTGCATTGACTGATTCCGTAAACCATGTGCTTATCATTGCAGATAGGACAACAGACAAGTCTCTATACTTAAATTCAAACTATGACAACACCCTGTGGGTTTCTGGAACATCAAAATACTCATCATATGGATATATAAATGTATGGGACTATGCTCTTAGTGCTGATCAAATAACTTCAATTTTAGCTTCAAGGCAGGGTATAATTTCGGGAACCCCAGTATTTCCAGCCCTTGAAAATTCACTACCCTTTGCTGAAACAACTTCTAGTTACATAAACATAAAGCCTTGGTCTGCTGATTCTGTCATCTAGCTGGACAAAATTTGGCGTTAAGAAGTAAAAAATGGTATTATTAGTGACATGAATAAGCCTAAGATGAGGATAGTTGACGATGTCAAGTACGGAGTATATGTTTGGATGCTTCCAGATGGGACATATTTTAGCGACGGGGATGGTAATGTTTTGAGCATTGCTGCAGAAAAGGGAGATATAAGGCGTATAGAAAATCTTCAAAAGTTTGCCAAGATTTATGGCCAGCCAGATGGAACTCCCTTATTTTTGTCAGGGCACCGAAAGATTACAGAATCAGAATACCAAGAGCAAGTATATAGAATGATGAACGATCAAATTGCAGACCAGTATGACATTGGAGCTTATGCTGACGAGGCCAGGAGACTTAGACAATATGGAAGATAATAGGAATGTTGATGTATCGACTGGGGTTATTTATAGTGCCCCCTCGATAAACACTGACCCCTTCTTGGCGGGAGGAGAAGACTTAAAAGCTATCTCTTATGAGAACACATCTTTGAAGAGAAAGAATTCTCGTAGTATGGCTAAGGCTTATACCGGAATGGATGATGCCAAATCTAAGTTTATTGAGCTTAGCTATTACTCCGCATACCACGCCTTTGACGTTGTTCTTCCAAGTATCGACATGGCCTACCTAGCAAAACTTTATGAAATATCAACACCAAACTACGCAGCTATTAATGCAAAGGCTTCAAATATTGTAGGTCTTGGATATAGACTTGAGCCTTCCGATATGGCAATTGATAAGCTTGAAAGTGCAAAAACGGAGGAGCAGCTCCAGGGAATTAGAAGAAAGATTGAGAGGGGACGTAGAGAACTAAATCGTCTTCTGGAAGAGCTTAACTATGAAGACACTTTCCTAGAAATTCTTTTGAAAGTTTGGGTTGACTATGAAGCTACTGGAAATGGATATATTGAAATTGGTAGAACAGCCAATGGAACAATTGGGTATGTTGGACACATCCCCTCCCCATCTATTAGAATTAGAAGACTCAGAGATGGTTACATCCAGCTAGTCAATGGTAGAGCGGTTTTCTTTAGAAACTTTAAAGACAAGAAAACAAAAGACCCAGTTAATAATGATGCTCGTCCTAACGAAATCATTCATATTAAAAAGTATACTCCAACTACCACTTTTTATGGAATACCCGACGCCTTGCCAGCAAAGTCGGCAATTGCGGGTGATGAGTTTTCTGCCAGGTTCAACCTAGATTACTTTGAGCACAAGGCGGTTCCACGCTATGTAATTATAGTAAAGGGCGCGACTCTTTCGGCTGAGGCAGAAAAAACTATCCACGAGTTCTTTGTGAACAACCTAAAAGGCAAGAATCATAGGTCAATCTATATTCCGCTTCCATCAGATAGCGCAGACTCTAAAGTGGACTTTAGAATGGAGCCGGTAGAAGCAGGGATTCAAGACTCTTCATTTACCACATACAGGGACGCCAACCGGACAGAAATTCTTATGGCGCATAGAGTACCAATCAGTAAAGTTGGCCAGCCAGCTGGAATAAACCTTGCAGCGGCAAGGGATGCTGATAAGAGTTTTAAGGAACAAGTTACCAGGCCAGAGCAGGATAGGCTAGAGAAAAGAATTAATGGAATCATTTCAGAGTTTACTAACATGTTTGTCTTTAAGCTGAATGAAATGACTCTTACAGACGAGGATGCAATCAGCCAGATCAATGAACGTTATGTTCGAAATCAGATCATGACTCCTAATGAGGCTAGAGCTACAATCGGAATGCCTCCAATTGATGGAGGAGACGACATGTTTGTCATGAAGCCACAGCAAGCCGCTGATGCCGCTGCTAATTCTGGAAAGACAAGAGCAAGAGATGCAGAGAGATCAGCGGGAGCAAGTGATGGCAAGGGCGAGGGAAGAAATCCTAAGGGCGATGGAAGATCAACGCAATAGTTTGCTTTTTGGCCCCTTAAAGTGTAATATTTAACATCATGGAGATAACAAAGTCTAATCTATCTACTCATGGGCACCACCTTAATATTTCGGTGCCCTTTTCCAAGTTTGATGTAGAGAACAGAATTGTATCCGGTTTTGCCACAGCAGACAATATTGATAGAGGAAGTGACATTGTTTTGGCTGAGGCCTCCGCCCGCGCCTTTGAACGCTTTCGTGGAAATATACGCGAAATGCACGATAAGATCGCTGCTGGGCGGATGGTGTCTTTTTCACAGGAAGAAATATACGATCCAGAGACTGGAAAGTTTTATAACGGAATTTATGTTAGTTGCTATATATCCAAGGGCGCAGAGAGCACCTGGGAAAAAGTTCTAGATGGAACTCTTAGCGCATTCTCTATCGGCGGGGAAATAAAAGAATCAGAACCGTTCATTGATCCTGAAACAAACAAGTCCGTAAGAATCATCAAAGACTACGACCTCGTAGAACTCAGCATTGTAGACTCACCCATGAACCAACTTTCAAATGTAATGTCTGTTATTAAATCCGATAATGGATTTGCCCTAAAGGGCATGGTAGCTGAAACAGCCACCTCTAATGTTTTCTGGTGTAGTTCTGATAATGTTGCAAAGGTATCCGATAGCGAGTCTATGGACTGTGTCTGTGGGAACCAAATGCAAAGCATTGGATGGATTGAGTCATCAGATATTGACAAGGCGGATTCTGTTAGTGAAGTTCTTAATAAGTTCTTGAAATCAGAAAAGTCCTTGCAAAAAACAAACGAAGGAGGTATAGAAATGGCAGAAACAGAACTTATTGCTGAAGTTGATTCAGTAGAGGTTTCTAGCGCAACTGAGGTTCCTGTTGTGGAAGAAGATAGTAACGTTGAAAAGGCTGTCGTGATCTCTGAGGTTGATGATGACGCAGTTGAGGCGACCCCCGATGCAGATCAAGCAGAGGAAGCCACTGAAGAGACACCTGACACTGAAGAAGCAGCTGTTACCGAAAAGTCGGTATCGCTTGATGCTTCCGTAGTGGATGAACTCAAGTCTTTTATTCAATCGACGATTGCTGAGCTTGTCTCGAACAACTCAACAACTATCGCTAATTTTAATCATTCAATTGCTACGCTAGAGTCACGTGTTGACGATATCACTAAGCAATTCAGTGATTCTGTATCAAATGTCACTTCAAAGGTTGACGAAGTTTCCGGTAAGATCGGTGAACTTTCTGACGCAGTTGAGAAGGTAGACAAGGATACAGCAATTAAGAAGTCCGACGACCTTGGCGGGTCTACGGCTGTTACAAAGAAAGATAACATCTGGGGCGGCAGTTTCCTCGACGCAGCATCCCTGTGATACTAAAAAACAAAAACGAAAAGGTGGTGAAAAATAAATGAGTAATGAACTTCTAGAGAAAGTAATCGCTACTACTGAGGTTGGTGCAGGTGGTGGTGGTTTGCTCAACCCTGAGCAGGCTAACCGCTTCATTGACTACATGTGGGATTCTACTGTTCTCGCTAAGGAAGGTCGCATTGTGAGAATGAAGTCTGACACAATTGATATTGACAAGGTCAATGTCGGTCAGAGAATCGCTCGCTTGGCGACTGAAGGTGTTGATGATGGTGTCAACGCCAGTGCTACGTTCACAAAGATCTCGCTGACGACCCAAAAGATTCGTCTTGACTGGGAACTCACGACCGAAAGCCTCGAAGATAACATCGAAGGTAACGGCCTGGAGGACCACATTGCGAGAATGATGGCTACCGCTCTTGGTAATGACCTTGAGGACCTGGCTATCAATGGTGACACAGGTTCGTCGGACCCGCTGCTTAAGGCTTTTAATGGTTTTAGCAAGCTTGTCACGGCATCTGGATCTGGTGCAGCTGTCGTTGACGCTGCTGGTGCAACCCTTAGTGGAACTGGTTCATCTGATGGTAAGGCAATCTTCAACAAGGCTATTAAGAATATGCCTCGTAAGTACTTGCAACGCCGCAATCAGTTGAACTTCTACGCGGGCTCAAACTTGACGCAGGACTACCTGTATGGTTTGACCAACGTGTGGGTCAACAACGGTAACCCTCAAGATATCGCTTCTAGCGTTATCCGAGGTGACGTGGTTGCTCGCAGTGGTGACGCTGGTACGGTTACCCCGTACGCATTCGGCATCCCCGTGAAGGAAGTCCCTCTGTTCAGTGAGACTGAGACAGGTACGTATTCTGGCGCTTCTGGCAGCCACGGCTACGTTGACCTTACCTTCCCACAGAACCGAATCTGGGGCATCAAGCGCGAAATCACGGTTCACCGTGAGTTCAAGCCCAAGAAGGACGCGATCGAGTACACCGTATTCGTTCGTGCAGGCGTTCAGGTTGAGAACAGCGAAGCTTATGTTCGCGTAAACAACGTGAAGCTTAGTTCGTAATACAACTAAATAGTTGTTGGGCCGGGATTAATTTCCCGGCCCAACTTCGTTTAGTGTATAGTTTTATGGTATACTTATTTTGATACAAGGAGGATAAATGTCTTTTACTGCACTTAAGGTTGCTGAATTAAAAAATATCGCTGATGAATTTGGCGTTGAAATTGATGGTGTTACAACCAAGACCGCTATTATTAATGAACTTCAGGATAATGGAGTTACATTCGAACTTTATAGCAAGACCCAGTCCCTAGTTGAAAATACTGCTTCTGCCGAAGAACTTTTTTCTGTTCATGGGGCCAGAACTGATAATGCCAGGAAGACAGAAAGATCAGAAGACACGCTTCTTGTCAAGATGGAAAGATCAAACTTGGTTTATGAACTTTATGGTGTTAGATTCACAAAGGATCACCCATACGCTCTCGTGGACATGGATACAGCTCAACAAATTTTTGAAGTTGGGGAGGGTTTTAGGCCTGCTACTCCTAAAGAGTTGCAAGACTACTACGGATAAAAATGATTGAAATTCTTAAGAACACCTCACCACAGGTTGCTCTTAATATATATTCTGGAACATTAGATGATGATCCATCCGTCGAAATTTCCTTTGGAAATAGTGTTGTGTACTTATCAGGAAATAAAACAACCCCCACTCCTTTGGGCACATCAGAACAGTGGACCGTATCACTACCACTGGAGTCTACAGATGTCCAGCAAGCGGTTGAAGTTCATTGGTTTTTTCATATAAATGGAGACGAGTTTGAGCAAAAATTTTCTTACGACATAGCAACTCCATTAATTATGCCGATTGATGCAGCAAATGAATTGGGTTTTAGCCTTTCTCCCACCTCTTCAAAGTATAGGTCAGAAAAAGAGTTGTTATCTGCAGAAAGATTAGCTAGGTACACAATTGAGCAGCAGACAAACACGAACTTTGGAAGCGAAACAAAGACTGTTACCGTTTTCGGTCAGGCAACCGACATACTGGTACTCAATGAAAATATCATAGCTATACAACAAATCAAAGAGAATGGCGTTGTTGTTTATAGCCCAGCAGATGATATCAATGAGTTTCCCTACACTTTTGAGCCCACGGAATCTGGAAGATCAATACGAGTAGCAGATTATGGTGATATTCGTGAGTATGAAGCAGAGCCCTTGGTTAGTATAGCGGGAGCCAACACGGACACCAGTTATAGTTCAACTGGGTTAAGGTCTAGCGCTTTTAGAGCTGGAAGCCGATATGAGGTAACTGGTATCTACGGATTTGCTCGCGTTCCGTCTGACATAAAACAAGCCGCCGTCCTTCTTATAAATGACTTCCTTTGCCAAGATTCTACATGGAGAACCAAGTATGTTCAACAAGCCTCTATGTCTGATTTCAAGTTTACATTCTTTAAGGAAGCCTTTTCTGGAACAGGTAACGCCATAGTAGATGGAATTCTTTCCCGCTATCAAACTCTGGATATGGTTGTAATCTAATGTACGGATGCTTAACATCCGCAAAGTATCATTCCTATGCAGACGTAATGGAAGTTGTTGTAACTCAGAACCCTGCAACGAAGGAGATCAGTAGAACTTGGACAGTAACGGATACTTTTATGTGCGACGCACAGTCTATTAAAAGCGAGGGAGCTTCTGACACGGCAAATAATAAAAAGTTTAACAAGGAGTATTCAGAAGAGCAGAGGATAAAGGTTCTTTCTAAGAAAAAGCTAAATAAAAGGCAAAGAATTACAAACTTAGCTGATAAAGATGGAAACGCTATTTGGACCGTTCCAGGAATATCAGGAGAGCCATCCATCTTTGAAATTGCTAGCGTGAGCCCATTGTTTGATATGTTTGGAAATGTCATGGAGTATGAAATTATGGCTAAGGAAGTATTTACTCAAAATGGAGAATAAGCCAAGTATAAGAGTTATGAAAAATCCTAAACCGGGGAATCGTAAGCTTAACATTTCTACTAATGCTCCAGCTGTAATTTCATCTGTATTAAACTATGAGCTAATGGTAGCCTGGCATTCAATGGCTGGTCCCGTAACTAGAAATAGATTTTTTGATGAAGCTTTTGATGAACTAGAATATAATTTTGGGCAATATTTAGATACTAAGGCTGGATCTAATCCTAAAGCTTTACAGCACGTATACGAATGGGGCCAGAATGGCTCTACAAGGCTCTGGAAATTAAATAAAACTAATGTTGGGGATAATGGGTTTAAAGTTAAATTTAATTTCCTACAGTCCCGCAGGGTGTCCCCAATAGACCCAATACTACTTGAGCCAGGTCCTAGTGGAAAATCTGTAAAAAGATCTGCTGTTTTTAAGAATAAAGCGGCTGTAATGGAGTATGGAGATAGGGTAACCATATCCCCAAAAAAGTCAAAGTATTTGGCGATACCGGTTAAAAATATATCTGGAAACTCAAAAGATAAGGGCATTGTCTTTAGTAATAAAAGCGTAAGCATAAGTAATGTTGGTGGAAAAGACGCAAAGCTCTCCTTTACAAAATCATTCAGCTCTTGGATGTCTACTAAGGGATCTTCAGTGGTAAAAAATGGTAAAGCTGCCAAGAAGCTTGAGAGAGTAGCAAGGGTGTCTGCGCAGAATGTTCCTTCTAGAATTAGGTCAATTTCAATGAAGGGAAAGATTTCTGCTTCGGAAATTGATGCGTTGGCCCAAGCCGCGGTAGAGGGTAATTGGCGATGAGTATATACAAGAAGTCACCAGCCTATGATGTAATTAACTACCTTTGGGCGAAACTACAGGAATCCGAAGTTCTAGATGCTACTGACTACTACCTTGATGATTTTGAAGATAATATAGTTCCTATTATTCCCGTGCAGGATCAACCAGAATTATCCAATTACCTGAAGAATAAACCTTATATCATATATGATTTTATTGGATATCCTCAAACAGATGATGATTTTTTTATTAATGAAGAAGCTATAATGTTTACTATTTTCTGTCCTAATTTTTCTAAGATTATGGAAATTGTTCGTGTGTTTAACGAATGCTTTAGGGGAAAAGACCAGGCAGCTAAAAAGCTTCAAGCAGCTCCAACTACTACGGGAACATTTTTCTTTTATTCAACAAGGATAGATGGAATAGACATATCTGGCCAGACATCGAAGGAGTCCGGCAGAATTACTGGAGAGATCTGTGTGTGCTACAGATTTGGTGAGCTTATGACTGGATCAGGATTCTACGCATAAAATTTGCTTTTAGGCCTCTATTTCCGTATAATTCATCAAGAGGAAACAAGCCTAGCCAGCTAAAAAATTCAAAATGTAAAGGTGGTGAAAAAATTATATGGCTGCTTCCGTAAGAAATATTATTGTTGGTGCCGCGCAGGTTTTTGTTAGTGCTAACGTTGGTACAACCGGAGACCCAGTCGCAACGATTCCAACCCTACAGAATTCTACTTCTGCCGCAACTACCGTTGCTGCGAGTGGATCCTGGAGAGATGTTGGTTACACGACCAACGGTCTTGAGTTGTCGTACGAGCCTGACTTCGGTGAAATTGCTGTTGACCAGTTGCTTGACGCTGCTCGTTTGTTCAAGCAGGGTCAGAAGGTTATGCTGAAGACTGAGTTTGCTGAGGCCACTCTTGAGAACTTGTTCGTTGTCATGAACCAGACCTCTGGTTACAATACTGACAATGCGAAGAAGGAATCAGGAACCACGATCAATGGCACTACTATTAACGCTATTGAGATTCAAGGTGGTACTCTTGGTGACTACCCTGTTGAGCGTTCGCTTATTGCCGTTGGTCCAGGACCTCGTCCAACCTCCGGTAACTCCGAGCGTGTCTACTACGCTGCTCGCGCAATGTCAATGGATGCATCTGCGCACGGTTTGAAGCGCGACTCGGGAACTTTCTTCCCTGTCTCGTTCCGACTGTTGCCAGTTGCTTCTACCAGCAACGCGTACGGTAAGATCATTGACCGATCCTACTAAAAACAGTTAAAAATAGTTGGGCCCCAGATTTTTCTGGGGCCCTTCTGTTTTGCTAAATTCTAAAAACTTTGGTATACTTATCTAGACAACAGGAGGTTAATTTAATGGCAAGTCAAGTATTTAAAACAGAAACGATTACGCTTATGTCTGGGCGGGAGATTGAACTCAAGCCACTGAACATTAAGGGTGTAAGAAAGTTTCAACAGAAGCTCAAAGAGTATAACGATGCCCTTGTAAAGGCTTCAGAATCTGATCAGGTTGAAGAGGATGCTTTCCTTGACAATTTTATCGACATGACGCAGGTTTGCCTTGGAAGATTGGCTCCCGATCTCGCAGAGAGTAAGGAACTGATTGAAGAGGAACTGGATATTGAAACAATTTTCAAGATTTTGGAAGTTTGTGCCGGAATGAATTTCAATGATCCAAATTTGCAAACGGCGGCGATGTTGGCCGCTCAGAATCAGTAAAATGGGAGGACATGGATCTTCTAGGAATAGAGTCCAGAGTCATGACCATTGGAGCATGGTTAAACTATGAACAGTTGGAGGAAACCCTAACATTGTCAGAGTTGGTCGAGCTGGATATGAGTATAACTCGAAGAGATTGGAAGTTGCAGAGAATGATTGGCGCCTCTGCAGGAGCTGATCTTCCAGAAGATCCATATGGCGATGAGGAAAAAGAAGTGACATCATCAGACGTGTTAGACCGAGCACTAGGCAAGCTTTCTGGTGTCGACGATATCTATAACGATATTGTTGATGTTAGAGGAATAGGCGCACAACAGCAGGGTTTCGGAATCGGACTCGGTCTTGGGTATGAGGTGGAATAATGGCTTCTATTGTTGATCTTGAATTTAGGGCTAGTGCTAATTTTTCTGATTTAATTTCTCAGGTAAATGCAGCTAACCAGCAAATTCAAAGACTCAGCATGTCTATGCAGAGGCTTAATGTTGAGTCTTTCAACTCGGCAATGGCCTCATTCTCAAGATCGCTGGCGCAAAGTGGTCAATTTACTACGCAATCGCTAGTTATTGATGATGGTGTTAAAAAGTTTGGCAAGGCCCTTGGACAAGGAAACCTTAGTCTAAGAGAAAGCACAACTGCCATGAGGGAGTTTATTAGGACTCGTGACGGGCAAGTTAGGCAATTAGCTAGGCAACAGGTTCAACTTGAAAGATCTGTTTGGACTTCAACAGGAAGATCTGCAAGTGGCCAAAGCCGAGGGATCCTTGCCACACCAACTGGACTACCTGATTCGGTTGCAACTAACACAGCCGTTGCAACAAAAGAAATGCAGATTTTTCACAAAGTTATTAATGAAACTTCTAAGGGCCTTATTAACTGGGGTAAGAATACCCAGTGGGCTGGTAGACAACTCATGGTCGGTCTCTCTATACCGCTCTCCATATTTGGAACAACCGCTGCAAAAACTTTCATGGACTTTGACAAAGAACTTACTAGACTTTCTCGTGTTTATGGTGCGTC